ACGGCCTCTACAGCGCGATCACCTGGACCGACGAACCGGGCCCGTTGCGATTCATGGACTCCGGGGTCCAGATCCGTCCGTGGAACTACAACGGTGACATCTCCGGCGGTAACACGTTCGGGGTGTGGGATGAGCCCTGGTGCACTGGGCCCGAGAGCGGTTCCGACGCGCTCAAGGCCGGGGAACGTCCCGACATGGACCCCGACCCGTTCCTGCCGCTCACGGTGTGGGCCTACGACCAGTGCGACCTGACCCGGCCCAGCCAGACCGAGGTGCTGGCCAGGGCGCAGCAGATCCTCCGGCTCAACGAGCAGACCGCCGTGGAGACCAGTTTCGGCACCCGGATGCTGGACGACGCCGACACCATCGCATCGGCGGGTACTCTGGCCGAGGCCGTGGCCTACCTGGAGGGCGAGCTGGCAAAAGCCAATATCGTCGGCCAGATCCACGCCGCCGCCGACCTGGCCTCGCTCATGGGCACCGACCTGATCATCAGCTCCGGTGCGGGCAAGCGGTCCATGCTGGGTCACGCCTATGTGTTCGGCGGCGGGTACATCACGTCGCTGGGCACGACGTTGGTCGCCACCAGCACGACCTACGGCTGGCGCGACGCCGTGGCGGTGCGGTCCACCGTCGACCAGCAGAACAACGTGTTCGCCGCCGTGGCCGAGCGTACGGTCGTCGTCGGTTATGAGAGGGTGGTCGCAGCGGTGACCTACACCGCGACCAGCTCGTAGGAGGCTCCCCCGTGCCCGCAGGAATCGCCGTCATCATCGAGGACGGGTTCGCCGTCATCGACTTCGTCGACCCCGCCCAGCGTGGCCCGGGTCTCCAGCGGATCATCGAGAAGTTCGGCCCCGAGATCATCGAGACGATGACCCGCTCCGGCCCCCGGCGGCTGTACCGCATCCCCGAGGGCAATGCCCGTGAGGCCGGGCTGCTCGACGAGGGGAGCTGGGAGACGTCGCCCGCACCCCCAGCGGCCACGCTGACCTACGATGACGGTCTCCCCGACATGGACTGGCACCGCACCGCGATGGACGAGTACGCCGCCTCCAGGGGCCTCGACACCACGCAGCTGCCGAACAAGGCCACCGTGCTCGACGCGATCAGGGAAGCCGCACGTGCGTGATGTAATCGCGCATCACGATCTGTGGCCCGTATGACCGACGTCATCTACCCCGTTCGGCCCGGTCAGGTCAACGAGGAACTTCGGTACTCCCTGCGTTCGCTGTCGAACATGGCCGGGGTGGGGGCCGTGTGGGTGGTGGGCGACAAACCGCCCTGGCTGACCGGCGTCGAGTTCGTCCCCGGCAACCTGTCGTCGTCCGGTCACGCGAACGTCTACCAGAACATCCTGACGGCGTGCCGCATCCCCGACGTGTCCGACGAAGTGCTGATCTTCAACGACGACTTCTTCGTCACCGACGAGGTCACCGTCGATGTCCCGCACTACTACCGGTCTACCCTGGCCGAGCACTTGGCGCTCCCCCGGCTCCGCAGCGGTGGCAAATCGTGGTGGCGGGAGTCGCTGCTCACCACCCAGGTGTGTCTCCAGGCCGTCGGGAAGGCGGGGACGCTCAGTTATGAGCTCCACGTTCCCTTCCCCGCGAACCGTCACCTCCTGCGCGACACGCTGGAGAGGTTCGCTGAAGTAACTCCGGCAAACCCTCCCCAGTGGCGGTCGCTGTACGGCAACCTCCACGTCGATCCCGCCGACGCGGTGAAACGTCCCGACTCCAAGGCATTTGCGGGCGGGAAGCTGGGAAGCCCGTTCCACAGCACCACCGACCTGTCCTGGCGGCATTATCGCACGCAAATGACGAAGATGTTCCCCGAACCGTCCGGTTACGAGCGGGTTACCGAGCAAACACGTATTCGGGGATGATGTGACCCATGCAGCAGAGACGTCGAAAGGCGCGTACGCGCGCCTGGACACGTCAGGTGACCGTCCTCAACGCGCTGACCGTCGGGGTGTCCCTCACCTGGGCGGTGGGGTTCTTCACCGGCCACGCCTCCCCCGCGCTCGACGCCGCGCTGCTGTCCGTCATCGGCTACTACTTCACCGCACACGCAACGCGCACAATAGGACAGGGGAAGGATATGGAGAGCATATGACGGGCTGGCTGTGGGCGATCTCCGGGGCCATCGGGTTCATCCTCTACGGCCTCGGCGTGTTCACGTCGTGGGCGCTGCGGAACCGTACCCACATATCGCATCCGCAGCTGATCCTCGGCCTGTTCTTCACCGGCATCGCGCTCGTCGTCTCCGTGAACGGCGTCGTGCTCCAGTCACGCCTCAACGTCGCGGTTCGGGCCGGCGACGCCGCCGACGATCGGCAGATCGCGTGCCTGCGTGACGAGACCGCCGCGCTCGTCGTTCGCGGTAAGGCCCGGTACGACACGGAGATGGCGGCGGTGACGTACAACCGCGCGCTCCGCGTGGTCATCGAGTCCCCCGACAGACTCCGCGAACCGGACAACCCGCTGATGCTCAATCTTCAGAAGGCCATCGACACGCTGATCGCCGCACAGGAGGAATCCCTGGCGGTATATACCGCCCATCCGCTTCCGGTCTGCTGAGGCTGCATCCCGTTCCTCTAGTGTTCTCGGTAGACCAAGGCGTCGGACTACCTGGAGGCTTCTCGTGGCAACCTTCCCAATTGTAAAAGGCGTCCGCTTGCGCGCGACCCGTATCAACTCCTGCGGTCTGCCCATCGCGGGCGCGGCGAACACGTTGGTCACCGACGGCTACGTCAGCGCCAAGATCACGGCGGTGATGATCGACGCCAAAGAGCTGGAGCAGCTGAACGCCGAGGGCAAGCAGTGCGTCGTCGACCGCACCCCTCCGCAGCGTAAGCACTACCGCGTCGACCTGGAACTGTGCAACGTCAACACCGGCCTGATCTCCATGTTCTCCGGCTGGGAGCAGATCCTCGACTACGACGACATGCCCGTCGGTTTCCGCGACCAGAAGGACGTCGAGGGCGACTACGGTGTGGCACTGGAGATCTGGACCGGTGGCCGCTCCGACGACGACTGCCCGCTGCCCACCGACGATGCGATCTTCACGAACCCCGGCTCCGGCAAGAAATACGGCTACCTGTTGGTCGGGGCGACGGAGTTCAAGGTCGGTGACATCTCGGTGTCGGCGGCGGTCGCCACCCTCACCCTGTCCGGTATCTCCGTGGCGATGCCGCAGTGGGGCAAGGGGCCGTGGAACGTCGCGGCGCTCGACTCGATCAACACGCCGGGCCGTCTGCTGGAGCCGCTGAACGAGGAGTCGCACTACACGTTCTTCCGGACGCCCATCGAGCCGCCGGCGGTGACGGAGGGCCAGGACCCGACCCCGCTGGAGATCGCGACGATCTTCACCGACCCTGATTTCTACTTCGGTGGCCCGGGCGGCGCACCCGCTGCCGACGTGGCACCGGAGCAGCCTGTTTCCAGCGTGTAGTCCGCTACGCTGAGGGCCATGTCATCCGACGAGAGCATGGCCCCCTGCGAGTGGCCGGTAGACGAAGGATGCCTTCCGGTCATCCCCGACGAATCGGGCAGCGAAACGGCTCAGGCCACCCTCGACGCTGCGGTCGCGCTGGCCGTCCAGGTGCTCTGGGCGCTGTCCGGTCGCCAGTACGGGGTGTGCGAGGCGGTAGTGCGGCCCTGCCCCGAGCGGTACTCCCACACTCGCGGTTACGGACGCACCGGACTGTCGGAGATCACCACCTGGACGGAGGTCCGGTGGATGCTGGCCGGATGCGGCTGCGCGGGCCGGTGCACGTACTCCGGTCCCGGCAGGGTTCACCTACCCGGTCCGGTCCAGGGCATCATCGAGGTTCTGGTCGACGGCGTGGTGCTCGACGAATCGGAGTACACCCTGGAGGGGAACGTCCTCTACCGGGTGGGCGGCTACTGGCCCGCCCAGGACTTGTCACTGCCCGCCACGGAGCCGGGCACCTGGCAGGTCACCTACGCCCGGGGGAACCCGGCCCCGGCAGGGGTCGGGCAGTTCACCGCCACTCTGGCCTCGGAGTTCTACAACGCTTGCACGGGGGAGCGCTGTCGCCTGCCGCGCACCGTGACCGAGGCCAGCGCGCGGGGCGTGAACTTCCGCATGTTCAACCCGCAGGACATCTACAACTCCGGCAAGACCGGCCTCCCCGAGGTGGACCTGTGGCTGGCAGCCGTGAACCCGAACAAGCTGATGGCCCCTCCGGCGGTGCTCTGATGGCCGACGAATGCGTCGACCCCGCCGACGCCATCGTCCTGGCGCACATGCAGGCGTTGCGGGAGGCGTTCGACCCGGAGAGCAACTGCCCGCCGTCGGGTGGCGGCGGGACGACGGTGCGGTTCTTCGCCGGGGACGCGATCCCGATGGCAGCGTGGGAAGTGCATTCGGTCGGGCGGTCCACGTCGAAGGTCATCGAGCCGTTCCTGTGGGTGCGGGTGATGCGCCGTTTCCGGTCGACGGAGTTCCCCGACGCGGCGGTCGACATCCGTCCGTGCTCCGGTATGCGGGTCATCGAATTGGAGATGGGCGTCGCGCGGTGCGCGGTCGCGGAGGCCGAGCCCCGCTGGGACGACTACGCCAACGAGGCGGCGGTGTCCCTCGACGACTCCTGGCGCATCGAGCTGGCACAGTGCCGGGTGTCGAGTCTGCTCCGCGATGCGGGGAACATGACGGGACTGATGGACGTGCAACCGTACGGGCCCGAGGGTGGTCTCGTCGCATGGACGGGAGGGACAGTTGTCCAGTTCTGAGGGACAAATGTCCCAGCCCGAGCCGGTTGAGATCGTCACCATCGTCGGCAGCGCCACCCCGAGTGTGATCTTGCCGCGCGGCGAGACGCGCACAGTGACGATGACGCCGCGCATCCGGAAGCTGATCGACCGTGGGTTCGTCACCGTGACCGCCTCGTACACCGTGCCCGCTCCGGTGGCTGTCACCCCGGCCCTGCCGGAGCACGATGAGACGTTCACCGTGACGCCTTCCCTGACTGCGACGAAAGCGGCATGGCAGGAGTTCCTGACCGGGCAGGGTATCGCCTGGGAGCACGGGGATACCAAGGCCGAGCTGATCGACCGATGGGAGAGCCACTGATGGGCGCGAAGGTCACCGCCAAGGTGGTGCTCAACCCGTCCGAGGCGAAGTTCTGGTCACGGACGTTCGTCAACCGGGAGGGGCCGCGCCTGTCCGGGCAGCTGTTGGACATCGCCAAGCAGGAGGCTCCCAGGCGCACCGGCAACCTGATCCGCAACCTACGCGCCACACCGTTCAAGATGACCGGCGACTACAAGGGCGAGGGCGGCGTCGAGGTCGACCTTGACAAGGTGCCCTACGCCGGGTTCGTCATGTACGGAACTCGCCCGCACGTCATCCGCGCCCGCCGCGCGAAGGCGTTGCACTTCCGTATGGGTGGCCGTGAGGTGTTCTGCAAGTCGGTCAACCACCCGGGCACCCGCCCCAACCGGTTCATGGAGCGTGCGCTGAACCGCTTCGCCCGGGAGTTCCGTCGCCGCTGATCCCGGCGGTGATACCGTGACGCCGTGACCACTTCCCCGTTCGACATCCCCGCCCCGCCGCTCACCGCCGTGCCCGACCCCGACGTCGATCCTCCCGCCGATGAACAGACCGGCCCCGCACCCGAACCGGAAACGCCCGCCGACACCGGGTGGAAGCATGAGGTCATCGACTTCATGGACACTCGGCTGGAGGTCCGTAAACCCACCCAGCAGGCCATCGGCGCGTTCGGCCTCGGTACGTCGAAGCACGCCTCCCCTGCCCTGCGGACGGAGATGACCAGCATGTTCCTCCTCCGTCATGTGTCCGCGGACACCGCCGAGTATGTGTTCGGGAAGCTGATGGACCCCGACGACGGCACCTGGACGATGGAAACGCTGGGGAAGCTGGTCCGCGAGATCATGGCGTTGACCACCGCAGCTGCCGCTGGATGACGGGGTGTTTCCCCTAGACTGACCCCGTGGCGGATGCGGGCAAGATCCAGGTAGGTGTCGAGCTCGACGCCTCCGATGCCTTCAAGGGGTTCACTGACGCCGTCATGGCGGAAGTCCGGCCCGCCCTGGAGCAGGTGCGCCGCGAGATCGACAACCAGATGGCGCAAGCCAGTGGAGGCGGCGGTAAGGCCGGGTCGATCTTCGGGGAGGTATTCGGCGGATCGTTCCTCGGTAGCTTCTCGTCTCAGATCCTCACCAAGGGCCTGGCCGTCATCGAGGAGTTCGCCAGCAAAGCGGCGAACGCTGTCAAGGGCATTCTGGAGGGCGGCTGGGACCGCCTCACCGCCATCGACACCGCCAAGACGAAGATGGAAGCGCTGGGTAACAGCGCGTTCAGCG